ACTAATGTCGTACTAAACGGTTACATCAGAGGCAAACAGCCAGTCTTAGAAGATGGTTTCGAGCGTTATCTTCAAGACGAATTACAGCGCATTGAAGCATCACTTCGCTCACTGGTAGTTGCTGGCATTGAAGTCTTAGATGAACCACCAAAGAACCCTATCAAAGGCATGGTGAAGTACAATCTCTGGGATGAGTTCGGAGATGGCACAGAGCAACTCGTAATTTACAATGGAACAGCATGGCAAGCTGTCTAATACCAAAGGAAAAGTAATATGTTTGGAGCAATAGCAAGCGCATTGTCCAACCCAATCGTTGGCAAGATTGCCGGGTCAGTAGGCGGCAGTATTCTAGGCAATATGATGGGGCGGCAAGATAGAGGTGCAATAGACTACGCTAACCAAATGTCCAACGCAGGGTATTTGGCGGCAGAACCGTACTTGAAAGACTTGTATGAACGTGGTCAAGGCGCAGTAAATAACGCTATCAACACTGGCGCATATCAAGGACCTACATACGCAGGTATGACCCAGCCTTCTACTGATGGCTACAACAACATGATTGCGCTAGGCAATCGTGGATTTGGTGACGCTAATACCTTTATGAACCAAGCTGGTAACTTCGGCCAAAACTACGCTGATTTATACAACCAAGCCTCTGGCAATATGCTGTCTAACGCTACAGCTTACGCTACAGACCCAAATAACTATCAGGGTCTGGTTGATGCGGCCACAAGGGACGCTAGGCGCAACCTAGAAGAGAACACCCTAAGAGGCATCGACATCAACGCCTCAGGTAGCGGTAATACCAACAGTAGTCGTGCAGGTGTCGCTGACGCTATTGCGGCTCGTGGCTTTGCAGATAGAGAAGCAGATGTCACATCTACAATACAAAGTGACTTAATAGACAGGTCTATGCGTGAACAGCAGAACCGATTGAACAACATGACCAACGCCAATAGAGACTTGGCTGGTCTTTACGGTATGGGCTTCGACCAAGGCTACAATGCATCAGGTATGCTTACAGACGCTGGGGCAGCTTTCCAGAATGACCAGCAAAATCGCATGAATGACGATAGAGCAAGGTTTGAGAGAAACCGTGACTTCGAGTTAGACCAACTAGCGAAGTACAATGCTGGTATCCTGAACCGTGCGCCTACCTCAGGCTCAACTTACGCCCCTAATATGGTCAATCCAACTATGGCGGCAATAAGTGGCGGTATGTTTGGCTCAGGAGTAGGGGGTAGGATAAGTGGTGCTATAAATGACTACTTTAGCCAGCGCAGAAACCCACAGCCTACATACAGTGTTCCTGTAAGTTCTTACTACTAGCGGAGTACCAGAGACATGAGTTTAGGCGTACTTGATAATTCAGGTCTGCCTCAGCCCATATTGCTTGACGCTATCAGGTTTGCTGAGACAGGCCATCTATCTGACGATAAGGCAAGGACAGCAGTTAGCCACAAAGGTGCAATAGGACCTTACCAGTTCTTAGGAAAGAACCTTCACCAGATGGGCTACAACATGCCCTCTAATATTCCTATCCAAGATGTGCAGAACCCCACCACAGCGAGAAACTTAGCTGGTCAATATGTGACAGGTTACAGTGACTATCACAACTTCACGACACCACTACAAAAGCTAGTCGCCTACAACATGGGACCTGATGCTACAGCCAATTGGATTGCAGGTGGTTCTAAGATTGAAGAACTACCAGATGAAACCAAACAATACATAGCTAGGGCGGCAGACTTCATAACTACAAATAGCCCACAGACAGGTGATACGCAGATGGCTAACGACCAATCATACATTCGGGATTTTTTCTCAGACCTAGCATCTGAATTAAACCCAATATCTACAGCGCAAGCTAGCACACTTCAGCCCGAAACAGCCCAGCCACCAGCCCCAGCTTTGACACAACCACAACAGCAGTCTGTTGGCGCAGGATTACCTATTCTCAATAACTACACACCAGTGACTAACGCTAGGCGTGACCAGTCTAATATGGCATTGCCACCGAAGATTGGCTTGGACGAGATGTTAATCCGTATGGGCGGTAGTGGACTGAGGGCAGCCCAACAGGGCGGTCTAGCGTCTTTAGGCGCAATGGCAGACACTTTCGGTCAAATGCAAGACGCTAACAGAACTTCTGGCCTAGAGGCATACGCCAAATCCATGAATAACCAGAAAGCAATGATGGAAGCGCAGAATGAGATTAGTGGCTTTGATTCAACACTAGATAACTTTGAGAAAGCCGCTGGCTTTTTGAAAGATGGCGGTCTCACAGGATTATTTGAAGGCACGGTCGGTAGAGTATTCGACCGAACAATGGGCGACAGTGATAAAGCTAACAAACGCCTTCTATTAGAAAGACTGCGTGTTGACGACTTGTTGCTAAGAGTTGCTCAGACAAAGGGTGCTATCTCAAACAAAGAGATGGAAATCTTTGCAATGCCAGCACCAAAGATGACTGACGATGACCCAGTATGGGAAGCATGGGTGAATGACCGTATCCAAGCAATCAGAAGCGTCAGAAATAAACTGGCGGCACAGAACAACCTACCTCAGCGTGGGGCATATAATCCTACCAGTAACTTCCAGCCATCACAGGAACAACAGAGCCTAGTACAGCAGTATCTTCCGCAACAATAGGAGCAAACTATGTTTGACCAGAACCAGCTATATACAGCGTTAGAAAACGCTCACAATGCTGGCAATGCTGATGATGCCAGACAGATTGCTGAGATGATACAACAGCTAGAGCAAGGCGATAAGCAAAGACAAGGCGCAGTCGCTCAGTCGGTTGACCAAGCACAACGCTTAGGTGGTCAAGCTGTACGGTCTGTAGGCTCAATGTTCGACATTGACTACCTGAAGGACAAAGGCAATGAAATCATTGCACAGCAAGACAAAGATATTGCTGAAGGTGGGTATGTCTCACCACTAGGTGACATGACCTTCCTAGACGCTCTCGACCAAGGCAAAGGTATGCAGTGGGTAGCTACTCGTGGCGCAGAAAATGCGGCTACAATAGCGGCTGTACCAGTTGTGACTATCGGTGGTGCATTAGCCACATTCTTTGGCGCACCTGTAGTTGGTACTGGATTAGCAATAGGCGGCACAACTACTGGTATCGGTCTAGGTATCGGTAGCGTAACAGATGAAGCAGAACGCAAAGGGCTTGATGTAGAAGACCAGTCAACAGCGGCTAAGAATGTAGGCTTAGGCTTTGTAGTAGGTGTTTTAGACAAGATTGGTGCTACCAAGCTTATCCCAAAGAGCAAGCTTGCTAATATGACCTACGGCCAAGTGGCTGAAGAAATCGCAAAGAAAAGCCCAAGTAAAGCAAAGCAATTCATCAAGCAGACATATCGTGGTGCAACAGGCGAGGGTCTAACGGAAGGCGCACAGACAGCCACAGAGATTGGTGGCGTGGCCGCACAGGGTGGAGAGTACACACCAGATGAAGTTATCAACCAAATAGTAGACAACTTCGTTCTAGGTACATCAGCAGGTGGCACTATAGGTGCAACCACATCAGCGGCCAAAACAACAAAGGACGCAATCACTGGTGACCCACAGCCAGTAGGCGATACAGAAGCGGCATCAGACTTGGCTCGTGACCTAGAGCAAGCGGCTGAAGATAATGGCTTTGACCTCAACAATGTTGACCCATCGTCTATTGACGGTGCTAGAGCCACACTGGATACAGTCCATAAGGACTACACAAGCACCATCAACAACCTCGTAAATGGCCTAAAAGACCAGCTACAGATTAAGAAAACAGATAACACTGAACAGCGTGAACTGAAGACAAAAGCAAATAACGCTGTAAGCAAAGCAAAGAATAAGACGAAGAACACAGTTTCACAGAAAGACTTTGAAGTAGTCGAGAAGCTGGTAGGCGATACTGAAGAAGGTAAACGCCTGATACAAACCATGCGAAAGACTAATGAACACACAAGAGTTCATAATAATGGTCTGAAGGGTGGCTTATCTCGTCTGACTGACAGGCTTAATCCACTGGCTAGTAGTGAAGGCTACAGTAACGCCAGAGGTACGGCTAATCCTATCGTAGGTGCTTTGTCAGCAGGTGCGGCTTACGGCTCAGGTGGCGCAACCATCCCAGCACAGATTGGTGCAGTGGTAGGTGGACGTGCTGTCGATGCAGTTACAGGAAGGCGAAGCAGAGTAGCTAAGTTCATTCGTGACAATGCTCAAAATGCTGGCATGGATACACCATCAGGCAACTCTGTAGTAGAACGCAGAATAAGCGACCAACAGAAAGCTGAACTAGCGGCTGTATCTGATGCAGAGCGTAAGAAACAAGAGGCATCTAACAGACGTGCGCTTAATAGAGACCTCGGCGCAAGTGGGGCTGCCCCCACACCAGATTCACCTCAAGACATTATGCAAAAGTCTACTGGCCTAGATAAAGGTGGCGTAGCCACTATCATGCGTATTATTGAGCGTACCAATCAAAACCCAGCTATCACAAAGGCAATCCAAGAGTATCGCATCAGCATTGATACTGGTGGCAAGATAGGCAATGAGATGCTGTCTCCGCTTATCAGAGCAGTCAATCAGATTGTAGAGAGCCAACAGCAATTCAAGAACATGCGTATTGCAGAGCCTGACAGAGGTGAGGGTGGTGAGCAAACTGAAGCCCAGCAACGAGCAAGGCAAGGTAAAGCCAACAACCGCAAGGCTGTGCAAGAACTGCAAGATGCAGTGAACAATGACCCAAACATAGCGATAGCTGACAAGGCTGTGCTGAACCAAGCACTCAACGACTTGTCTGGCTCGTTAGGGTCACGGCCAATCGAAGCGGCTTTTGACATCATATCTGAAGCAGAGGCAAAGCTACGGAACAAGCCGTTAGCTGAGAAGTATCTACTTCCATACCTCACACGCATCAACAGACAACAACGAGGAAAGAAGGATGACGGAGCGTAAGCCAAGAGCCAAAGCAGTCAGACCGAAGAGATTTCCTCAAAAAGCCCCCAAAAATAACTACTTTGCGACCCTCAATGATACCCCAGAGGGTCGTGAATTACGCAGACAATGGGCTAACAAGCCACGAAAAAATGCAGGTCGCCCCAAAGGTGTACCTGACGGATATACGAAGGCGCAGATAGAGCCTCTTCGTGACAACGCTAAGAAGGAAGCAGAAACATTGGTGAATGTAATGGCAGATAAATATGAAATCGAAGACGACTACAGTCGTGAAGCACTTCAGACTGCTGTAGAGATAATGCGTGTACCCGGCGAAACCAGAGAACGCTTATCAGCGGCTCGTTTGATTTTGGATTACACAAAAGCAAAGCCTGTCTCTAAGTCAGAAGTGGCCATATCTAAAGCCGAAGACTTCCTTGCAAGCCTTCTGGATGAAGATGATGGACAAGAAATTACAAGCAATTCGTAAACGCCTATATTCTGACTTTCCCTTCTACAGCCAGTCTGCACTATCTATCCGAACAAAGAATGGTGACATTGCACCATTAAAACTCAATAACGCACAGCAAATCTTAGATGACGCTGTGAAAAAGCAATTAGCCTCTGAAGGCAAAATCCGCATCATAATTCTGAAAGCACGACAGCAGGGACTTAGCACCTATGTAGGTGGTTATCTCTACTACAGCGTATCTCAGAACAAGGCGAAGAAAGCTATGGTGATTACCCACCATGCAGATAGTACTCGTGCGCTTTTCGATATGACAAAACGCTTTCACGAGAACTGTCCTGATATACTGAAGCCCCACACCAAATACTCATCCAGACGAGAACTTAGTTTTGATGTCTTAGATAGTAGCTATGTAGTGGCTACAGCTGGTTCAGATGCTGTTGGAAGGGGCGAAACCCTCTCGCATATCCACGCCTCAGAATTGGCCTTTTGGCCACGAAACACCCAAGAAGAGGTGTGGAATGGTCTCGCCCAAGCAGTCCCTAATTCACCAAACACTGCAATTTTCATCGAGAGTACAGCTAATGGCGTAAGCGGAATTTTCTATGAACTTTGGCAAGGGGCATGTAAGGGGGAAAATGGATACATCCCAGTGTTCTTGCCGTGGTTTTCAGACCCTACTTATAGAGAAAGCGTACCAGCAAACTTCGAGCGAACACCAGAGGAAGACGAATTAGTTTCACGATACGGCTTGGATGACGAACAGCTTTCCTTCAGGCGGAAGAAGATAGCACAGAACGGCATAGATTTATTCAATCAGGAGTATCCAGATACGCCAGACAGAGCGTTCATTACCACTGGCCGACCTGTGTTCAATCCAGAACAACTTAACAACCGCCTTGAGGAGACTAGAGATGTCAATGAGCGTCTTGCTTTGGAAGGCGAGGAGTTTGTACCCCACCGCAGGGGCGAACTCACTACCTACTACAAACATGAAGAAGGTGAAAATTATGTCATTGGTGCAGATAGTTCAATGGGCATCAAGAATGGTGACTACTCTGTGGCACAAGTTCTCGACAGCAAGAAGCGACAAGTGGCTATCTGGCGTGGTCATGTCCATCCAGACTACTTTGCAGATGTTCTGTACGCTTTGGGCGAATATTACAACACGGCTCACATCATTGTTGAGAACAATAGTCACGGCATACTCACTTGCACGAGATTGGGTAAGGATTACGCATACCCTAATATGTATCTGGAAACGCAAGTCGATAAGATTACTGACAGAGAAACGATAAAGCTTGGATTTACAACTACAGCTAAAACCAAGCCCCTAATCATAGACCAACTTAGAGCCTCAATGCGTGAAGGCGAGTTGGAACTGAATTGTAAAACCACAATCAAAGAGATGATGACCTATGTGGTCACTGAAAGCGGAAGCATGGAAGCAGAGCCTAGTTGCTTTGATGACTGCGTAATGGCTTTAGCATTAGCTAATCACGTCCATGAGGGTGTGTGGCAACCAGTCGAAACCCCTCAAGAACTTTACATACAAATGGTGTGATAGATGGCAAAGAAAGATTATCAAAAGCTAGATGATAGCGATATTGTCAAGCTGGTTGAGGACAACATACGAACCTCAACTGGATATTACGATAGTGAACTTTCACGAGAGAGAAAGCGCACTATGGAGTACTATCAAGGCAAGCTGCCTAAACCAGCGCACGATGGAAACAGCAAGTATATCTCACAAGATGTCTACAATGCTGTGAACTCAATGCAAGCGGCACTGCTAGAAACATTCTCAGCAGGTAACCGTATTGTACGCTTTGCTCCGCAAGGTCCTGAAGATGTTGAGACAGCAAAGATTTGCTCTGCATATACTGACTACGTTCTGTTCAGACAAAATGATGGTCACTCCATATTTTCATCAGTGATTCACGATGGCCTGATGGCAAGAACAGGGTGCTGTAAGGTATTCTGGCAAGACAGCCAAGAGATGGAAGAACAGGAGTTCAGCGGCATCACACAAGACCAGCTAGACATGTTGTTAGCTGAGGATGGTGTGGAACTGATAGACAGTGAAGCTGATGAATTAGGATTGATGTCTGGCACTATTGGTGTGCCTATCGACACATCTCAGGTAGTCATCGAAACTATCCCACCAGAAGAACTGATAGTGGAAGCACAATGTAAGTCGCTTGAAGAAAGTGCCTTTGTAGCCCATCGCACACGCAAGACATTATCTGAATTGCGTGAGATGTACCCAGACAATCCTGACATTGACACAATTGGTGACCACGAAGATGTGGAGATGGAGACTGACCCGGAAATCCTAGCTAGATACGATGGCGTGGATATGGGTAGAGGCTTCGGTAGTAACAGCTACCAAGACCAAGTACGTCACATCATGACCTATGAAGCCTATATCCTGTTGGATGTAGAAGGCGAGGGTATCGCCAAGCTGTACCGTGTCGTCAAGGCAGGTAACGTGCTACTGGACAAAGAGGAAGTGGACAGAAGGCCATTCTGTGTCTTCACACCACTACCCATCCCACATTCATTCTACGGAAGTAACTTCGCTGACAAACTATGCGCTACGCAAAATGCAAGAACAGTCCTTACACGGTCAATCCTCGACCATGCAATGATAACCAACAACCCAAGGTATATGGTCGTCAAAGGTGGTCTCACAAATCCAAGAGAACTGATAGACAACAGGGTAGGTGGCCTAGTGAATGTGTCGAGACCAGACGCAATCAGCCCAATGCCCCAAGCACCTCTGAACCCATTTGTGTTCCAGACGCTTCAGCAACTGACGCAAGACATGGAAGATACAAGTGGGATAAGTGAACTATCAAAAGGCTTGTCGAAGGATGCACTGAGTAAGCAGAACAGTCAGGCAATGGTCGAACAGTTGGCAACAATGAGCCAACAGCGACAGAAGATTATCGCCAGACACTTCGCAAGCTTCATCAAGCATCTGTTCCATGAAATCTACAGATTGGTAGTTGAGAACGAGAACCAGCAGAAAGTCATAGAGATTGCTGGTGGCTATGTTCAGGTCAACCCACAAGCATGGAAAGAGAAGCGTGATGTAGTCGTAGAACTGAAGCTAGGTTACGGAGAAGCTGACAGAGAAGCCCAGAAGCGGCTTGCTCTACACCAGCTATTCAGTCAAGACCCGACACTTCAGCCGATGTACAGCATGGAAAACCGCTACGCATTGGTGAAGTCAGTTCTTGAACAACAAGGTATCCTCAATGTCGAGGAATATCTGACACCACCACAAATGCTTCCACCACCACAACCAAATCCAGCGGCTGAACTTCAGACGCAGATGATGGTCAAGCAAATGGAAATCCAAGACAGACAGACAGCAGTGGCTGAACAGAAAGCTATGGCAGACGCTCAGATTTCGGCTCAGAAGCTACAGCTTGACGCTGAGAAAGCACAAGCTGCCCACGCTATCCAGTCCGACAACATGGATTTGAAAGAAGCAGAGTTCCAGCACAAACAGCGCATTGACGAGGGTGAACTAGACATCCTTAAGCGCACTGATGATGTGCGTGGAATTGTAAGTCCAACAGGATAACACCTAATCAAGGAGAGTAACGATGCAGAACGATAATGAACTGCAACTCATACAAAAGGGGGAAGATGCCGAAACATTACTGGCATCTGATGCCTTCAACAACACAGTCAACACACTGGTAGACAGCACATTCCAGTCTTGGGTCAATTCTAGCCCATCCGACAAGGACAAGCGTGAAGTCTACTACAACCATTATAGAGCGTTAGTCGAGATAGTCTCCACTCTACGAGAGCGAGTGGCCGTAAAGGACGAAATCAAGGCTAAGGCTGACGATGATAACAATCGAGAGGAAGCATAGCACCATGGATAACGTGCAACAAACAACCTCAACACCACCACAGCCATTGACCATGGATAATGTGGAAGAAGCCATCTTAGCACGTTGGGAGGACGCTGAAGAGCCATCCGAAAACGAAGAAGAGGCGAAACCTCTGGTCACCGAAGAAGAGACAGAAGGTGAACTAGAGTATGAAGAAGTCGATGACGATGAATACGAAACCGAAGAGGAAGTAGAAGACCAGTCAGAAGAAGATGCTGAAGAAGCTGATGACCAAGATGACGAAGTAGAAGAAGTCGAACTAGATGATGACTTTGAAATCGAAATCATGGTTGACGGTGAAGCACAGACTGCACCTTTGAAAGACTTGAAGCGGTTATTCGGACAAGAGGCATCACTCACTCGTAAGTCTCAAGAAGTTTCAGCCAAGCGAAAAGAAGCTGAAGAAACAATTACCAAAAGCCAAGTCATCTTTGACAAGCTAATCAAGCAAGCTGAAGAACGCTACAAGCCATATCAGGACATTGATATGCTAGTAGCTTCACGTCAGATGGAAACAGAAGACTTCGCACTGTTGCGTAAAGAGGCACAGCAAGCAAAGGAAGATTTAGACTTCCTGACCTCAGAAGCTGATGGGTACTTCAACGACCTAGCCAAACAGCAACAAGAACAACTGCAAAAGCAAGCAGAAGAATGTGTGAAGGCTCTGCAAGATGCCATCCCAGAATGGTCAAACGAGATGTACAACGAAATCCGTACATACGCCATTCAGCAAGGGATGCCTGAAGAGCAAGTCAACGTCATTGTAGACCCAGTGGCCATACAGATTATCCAAAAGGCACGTCTGTATGACGAGGGAAAGCAAGTCGCTACCGTTAAAAAGAAACAAGCGGCAAAGAAGAAGGTGCTTCGTTCTAAGAAGTCACCACCTTCAGAGACATCTAAGCGCAAAGTATCTCAGGCCAAGATGCAAGAGAAGCTGGCAAAGTCTCGTGATATAGATGATGTGGCAGATGTAATTCTTTCTCGCTGGGCTGAATAAACCCAATAGCCAAGAAGGAAATTAACAAATGGCAACTTACACAACCTACTCACAGGTCGGTAAGGCAGAGGACGTTCAAGACTTAATCGTTTCCATTAGCCCAACCGACTGCCCCATGTACTCTATGATTAAGAGCCAAAAGGTTCACGCTCGTGTGTACGAATATCAAGAAGATAGTCTTGCCTCTCCAGCCGATAATAAGGCACTTGAGGGAGCAGACCCAACAATGGCAACACTAACTGCCACAACCATGAGAACTGGTAACACTCAAATTCTTACCAAAGCATTTCAGGTATCTGCTACAGCAGACGCAATTAAAACCTACG